TTAGCACCGCCATAGGTGGTCTGGGCACCGTGTCAGCCGGTCTAGGCGCAGCAGGTCTAGCAACACTTGCCACAGCACTTGGCCTAGTTGTACTCAACCTCACAGCCGTCTTTGGCTTGCTACGCAGCAAAGAAGACTTTGCCTACATCAAAGCAGCCGTACTTGACTTCACATCAACAATTGCAAACGCTTTCATTCTCATGGGCAACGCAATCATTGACGCCGGCAACCTACTGATCAAACTTGGAAACCTTGCTTTGCCTGGCAACCCATTTGCAGAAATGGCAAACCTTGACTATTTCAGCGTCAACCGCACAATGAACATTCAAAATGGCGCGCCAACAGTTGCAAACCCATCGAACTATAAAGACGTAGGCGTGCCATCCATCGTGGTCAATACTGGCGTTGGTGATCCAGTAGCCATCGGCAAACAAGTCGCAGACGTACTAAGCGCATACCAGCGTCGTACCGGCAACACATTGGCGATGCCGTAATGGCCTACCCACAGCCCAAGGTATATGTCGCATTTGATGACGGCCCATATGTGCTATCACCAACGTGGACAGAAATCACGACCAGTGTGCGTTCAATGTCTATTGACCGTGGCAGGTCAGATGATTGGGGCACATTTAGCGGATCAGCAGCCGTTGTCCTAAACAACCGTGCGCGCCTATTTGATCCTTTTTACACATCAGGCACCTATTACGGCAAACTACTGCCACGTAGGCAAATCAAAATCGAAGCCACATATGCAAGCACCACCTATTCAGTGTTTCGTGGATTTATTGACGGATGGCCACCAACATGGACAGACGCCGGCGGTGATTCAACTGTCACGATTTCTTGTTATGACGCAATGGCATTGCTTGCACAAGTGCAACTACCTGCGGACTGGTCACGGTCATACATTTTGAGTACGTCGCCACGCCACTACTACCCATGCGACGACCCAATCATTCCGTTCCAAAGTGGCGTTATGACCGATTACGGATCAACACAAAAAAACTTGACGGTGCAAACAAACGCAACATCAGGCAATCAACTTGCAACAGGACTTGTCAACCGATCGTTGGCAGGAACACCCAATGCAACTACTGACTACATTGCAACCAATGACCCAGGCCTTTTGTCGCGTGTACCAGTTTTTACAGCCGACAATGATTTTGCCGTTTCGTTTTGGATTATTCCAGAAACACCATCAACGTCATCTCTTATATCGGGACAAGTTTGCAACTTCAACTGGTACGTCAGTTTTGCAAGCGGTCGGTTCACATTTGGCGTTTCATCAGGCGCAGCAGTCAGCCCGAACTTTTGGACATGGACAACCACCAGCCAAGTACTAAACCCAGCAGAACCAGTACACGTAGCAGTTTCATTCAACGCAGCCGCAAAATCAGCTGCAATCTTGATCAACGGTATTGACGTCACAGGAACTCGCACAACCACATCAACCATTGTTCTAGCTACCACAGCCGACTTCACGACGGTATCCATGGGACCAATACAACAAATCATCGTTTGGCAAAACGCCATCACAACGACAGTTGTACAAAACATCATTCGCTATTCGCAAGCAAACTTTTACGAAACCACCGCCGCGCGTGTATCACGCATCATTGCCGAAACCCCATTCAGCACATCCTTAGTATCAGCAAACGGCACACAATACATTGCAGAAATAACCGACGACGCACCATACGCCGGCCCTGAATTGCAAATCACCGCAAACACCGAAGGCGGTCCGCTTTATGTCAGCAAAACTGGCGTGCTTACACAAACGGCAACGTACACACAATTTACGCAAACAAAATCTTTCAACACGCAAGCCACTTATGGCAGCGGTGGTCTTGGCTTAGGTCAAAATGTTGCTTTGCAATACGACGGCGATTCAATGCGAAATATCATCAATGTCAACATGACTGGTGGCGGCGTCACCAAAGTGACTGGATCAGTCAATACGACCGTTTACGGCCAAGCGACTCAATCATGGGATGCTTATATGCCAAGCATCAGTCAAGCCAGCACCATTGGCAATGTTTTGGTTGGCCTGGGCCAATACGTGTTTGCAAGGTTTGGCGACTTTCAAGTTGTCATTTCACCAGATGCAAATTGGGCAAGCACCCTGGGCTTAGAACTGCTTGAACGCATCGATGTCAATGTTGCACCACCAACCGGCAACGTCATCAGTCAAAGTTTGCAATTGAATCGAATCCGTCATGAAGTGCAACCTGGGCTATGGCAAACATTTCTAAATGGTTCAGATCGTTGGGGATCAGCATTCCGTCTTGACGCGTCATTGCTCAATGGTCCTGACGTCTTGCTGTACGCTCAATAGCCATGGCCGTCAAAACCTTTACCAGCGAAGTCCTAACCAGCGCGGATACAAACACTTATCTAGCCAACGCTGGATGGGTTTATGTAAACAGTGGAACTTTTTCAGCATCATCAGCAGTACAAGTGAACTCTGTTTTTACCTCTACCTACACCAACTACAAACTGGTGCTACAAGACCTAAGACTCACTGCTGGAACCAACAGCGTCAGTTTCCAATTGTCTGTCAGTGGTACGCCGTCAAGCACTGGCTACTACTCAGGCTCGCAATACTGGACATTTGCAGTGACACCATCCTCAGCTGCTTTCGGTGATAGCAACGCTGCCAGTTTTACTGGCTTATATGTAGATGCCACAGTGCGTAGTTCAGCCGAGTTCACGCTGTATAACGTGCAACAGGCCCTTGCCACAAACATAATTTACAACACTGTTGCGTTTACAAACACATTCAGAAATGGTGGCGGTACTCATAATGTGGCCACAGCATATGACGGCTTTAGAATCGTTCCGGCAAGTAGCACAATCTCAGGAACATGGAGTGTCTATGGACAGCGAAGCGCCTAAAATCATTATTTTTGATTGCGAAAACAACACGATAGAGGAAAGGGAAATGTCCAATGAAGAAATTGCCAATTTGCCTCAGCCTGCTGACTTGCCTAGCCCTCAGTAGTTGCTCAGACCGTACCAGAGTGAACTGCGAACGCATCAAAAACAAAGCACCCGAAACCATCGGAACACAAACACAAATCGGGGGTGGACGCTGTGCGTAAAGAAAGAATGACAAACGAGCAAATCAAAGCACGCATAATTCTGTTCGTGGCTGTCGGCCTTACAGTTTCATTTGTGATGGCCATTGCCTCACTCATTTACGGCCTACTGTTCGTCACCCAACCACTCGACCAGGCACCTAACGATGCCGAAGCCTGGGCAGTATTATCGCCAATGCTTATGACTCTTGCCGGCGGCCTTATTGGCGTCCTGGCAGGCAACGGACTTAAAGACCGACCAAAGGACCCACCAGCACCATGATTAGCAATACAGTCACAGTGACCACAACCGCCGCATTGGTGGTTGCATCGTCACAATCGTGGCGCACTATCTACATCCACGTCATAGGCACAGGCGTTGTCTATCTGGGCGGATCAGATATCACCACCGGAAACGGCTTATTGACCGAAAAGAATGCGGTGCCCTTGATGCTTGAAATACCAGCCGGCGAAGAACTTTGGGCGTTGACCGACACAGGCACCGAAAACCTACGAATTATGAAACCATTACGCGCATGAAATACACCGGCTACGACAAGACCGCTGATCAGCGCATGAAAGGCACCGAACGCTTTGTCGAGCTGTGTGGTCGCCGTTGGGGCATGAAAAACCTTGGCACCCTAGTTGTACGCCAGATGCGATCAGGCAAAGGCATGTCAGTACACGCCACAGGCCGTGCAGCCGACATCGGATTCAAAGACACCCCACAAGGCCACGCCGACGCTGTCGAAGCAATGTTGTGGTTTGTCAAGTATTACAAAGAACTAGGCATCGAAGAAGTACACGACTACGGCGGTCTAATCAATGGCACCTGGCAAGGTTGGCGATGCAACCGCAATGGCAAACCAGGCTGGAAGAAATGGACCGACACCGACAACGGTGGTTCAAAAAACGGCCGCTGGATACATGTAGAACTAGCACCAAAATCAAACGGTGGCCACGCCGAAGACGATGTGGCCCTAGAAGCAGCTTGGCGCGCGCTACCTAAACCCGCCAAATAAATCGCGCGCATTGGGACGATGCAGCGCGGCCCCACCGGCAAGGTTTCTAGCCTTTCTTTCCATGTCGGTGGGGCACAATCGCAAATGCTTGCAATGTTGTTTGCATTCGGTAATACTCACAGAGCCAACCAAATGGCACGAAAGGAACCCGACATGACATTCGAAGATTTACCGCTATTCCGTAGCAGTGACCCAACCACCAGCCGTGACGGCGCAAAGCACGTCATGATCCGCAGAACAGGCCAACTGGCCCGCCTACTCATGTGCTACGCCGACAGCCAAATTGGCATGACCGACGAAGAAGCAGGCATACGCACAGGCATGGCATCCATCGGAACTGGATACTGGAAACGATGCAGCGACCTACGCCGGCTAGGACTCATTGAGTACACAGGCACCACCCGCCTGACCAGCGCAGGAACACCAGCAATGGTCTGCACCGTCACCGCCTACGGCATCGCAGAAGCCCACAGATTGCGTCAGGAAGCCCAATGAGCGTCGATGCAGTGTTCTGGTGGTCAATGCTGTACGGAACCGTACAAGGGGCATTGCTTACAATTATTCTCTTAGCCTGGTGGAACCACCGATGACTATCCTGCCGACCTACATCTACGATGCCCTATTGTCAGATGACCGACTAACACTGGTTCAAGTCTTTCGAGATTTTGAAACAGGTCTGATACTGGAAGCCGCCGTGTGCAAACGCGACGACACCCATTCCAGTTGGGGACCGCCAATCAGGACACGACAGGTTGATTAGACGAATCATGATCACAACGGCATTATTCATCGCAAGTGCAGCTGCGCCGGCGCAAGCAGAATGGGGACACCCCATGCCAAAAGCCTGGTACATCAAACTTGCCCAATGCGAAACTGGAAACAACACCAAACATTCGACGCGTTCCTATGTCACTGCCTTTGGCATTTACCGTGGCACCTGGGACAACTGGAACCACACGCCCAACCGCAAGGCGCATTTGCTTACATTTGCACAGCAAGCACGTGGCGTGGATCGCATTGCTTACAAAGGCCACACCGAAGGCGGAAGGTATCGCTATCCAGTTGGCCTATACGGATGGGGTGCCATCAAAAACAACTGCAACGGCCTAAATGATGACCTATGCAAATCTCGACACCCGCTTGTGATAAAAATAAGACGTTGCAAATAGTTTGCAAACAGAAAAAAGGAAACAAAATGAAAAACCCGACCGACAGACACGACATCACAGTTGCTGTACGAATCAAAGCAGATGACTACGCACTGCTCACCGGCATGATCGGTGGCGACCTAGGTTGCAAACGAATGTCAGATGTCATTCGCCTATGCCTAGAACCAGCCATCGCAATCTTGCGCGAAGATGCAGCCGACAAAGCAAAAAAAGAAGCAGCCAAAGCAAAAAGGCAAGCAAAAAAAGCAGGCACCAATGTCGCACAGTGAAGCAATGCAAATCCTTGGCATTCTGGCCGTCAAACTAGAAGTCGAAATGCGATTCAAAGAACGCGAAGCCGTTGAATACGCCATCGGCAAACTGACTGCGCCGGCAAAAGACCACCCAAGTGCTTTGGCACAGATGATTTTTGAATCCGCACAGCAAGCCTCAGACATGTACAACAAAGGCTTGATCTGATGGACGCCGGCACACTCAAAGACCACCTAGAAGACGTCATCAACGAACGCAACAACCTCTTGCGAGAAGTTGAACGCCTCAAAAAACGCATCGCAGAACTATTGCTAACACTTGATTTGCCCTGGGAAGAATAATGCCACCCATGAGTAACGCCGGCAAACAACACGACAGCCGCTGCATCTTCTACGGCGTAGATGGATTCCCACGTGCTGACTGTCGTCAATGCGAGCTGTACGACGCCATCTTGATGCTTGAACG